AGAACTTTAACATGATGTAGTCCTCCTTCATCAGAGTGAACTTACGCTTGCAGCCTTCATTGATCAAAGTTGTAAGCTGGATAGCACCGGATATGTCTTTGATGTCGATTTGTTCCATGTCTTCAAAGTTCGGGGATAAAAAAAAGAGTGCCCAATTTTGAGCACTCACATACACGACAATAAAACCAATGTCGTGAATTAGCTTCTGTTTGCCGGATTTGGCTCGTTAAACTTGGCTGAAATTTTTCCGAAAGTTCGGTTTAAACTCTGTGCGTAAGCAACGCTTTTCCCAAGATAAATCAGATGATAAATCTCATTACTGTTAGCCGGAACTTGAATATCAACCACACCTTTATACAGCTCATCAAAGAAAGCTTTCTTCTTTGCTTGATAGTCAGACTGAGAATTACCCTCGATAGTGAACGAAAGAGTTATTTCCCTCTCATCGACTTTAGGATTATTGATTATTACCCGTTTCCCATGTTCAAGTCGGCTTTTGTTCTCAATAAAATCCTTCATGGGAGCGGATGCCCCAATAACATCAAGAAACCCCTCTCCCATTCTCACGCCCCATGTTGTATAAGCGTTTTCGCCATTAATTAATAATTCATTCATAAACTATAATTTTGCTGTATTCTTTTTAACCTCTGCTATATCTCTTTGCATCTGTTGAATAGGTTTGACGATTGCCCCTGTATTTTCTGAAATCTGTACCAATTCAAGATAGGATTGCGCTATCAAATCCCGCGTATCATCAGCAATATTTCTTGTTTCCGTATTTATGGAAAGTAGAGCATCTGCTTTTACTGTCAGTAGATTAAGTGATTGAGATTGAATGATATTTTGATTCTTTATCTCTTCTCCTGTAATCTGCAATGCTGTAAACCTACCGTTCAACTCTCCTGCATCTTCATGCGTCATTTCAGTGCCGAACCCTCTTGATGAAGAAGATTGAGAATAGGATTCTTGCGAAATCTTATCATATCCGGTTGCTGCGGCAAGCTCGTCACGGAGCTTCATGGCTTCGTCCACATAACCCATGTATTCATCCATCAGCTCCTTACGCTCATTATTGTCAAGCGTACCATCATCCTTCATGGCTTCACCGAATTTATCATACCATGTCCTCAGTTTGTCACTAAACTGTTCACCGATGGCATTTGACAGCATCGCCTGCATGAAATATTTGGATATGTCATCAGCAAAATCCTCCGCACTCTTCTCCATATCCATCAGACTGCTTATAAAACTGTCATACATGGAATCGAATGACATTCCGATCAGGCCCTCATAAAGACTGTCGGTCAGTTCTTCCAGTTTTCCTGCCTGCTCTATATAATCATCCAGCTTGTCGGTAACACGCTCACCGTAACCTCCCTTACCGGAAGATTCCATGATATCCCATAACCATACGTCCGACCGTAGAGCTTTCATCTGTTCGGGGGTCAGATTCCACAAGGAATCGGTGCCGGAGAAATCCTGCATGCCGGTAGCTTTTCTTGCGTGTTCCAGCATTTCATCCGTCCATTTCAGATAATGCTGCCAGCTGCCGTGGCTCTTATGATATCCGGCTTGCTCCTTTGCTATTTGCAGATAGTTTTTATTGACTTCCTCCTGATACTTTACAGCTTCCCTGTAAGATTCAACCGATTTCATTCCCTTGCTTGCCTTCATCTCGTCAGTCAGATCCTCGATGGCCGTTTGCAAAGTTTCATTCCTGTCCGTCAGCCTGTCTATCGTTTCCTGTACTTCCTTGGCGTTTCCACCTATTCCAAACAAGGAGTTGAAGCCTCCGAATGAGATTGCGTTCAGGATGTTTCCTATGCCGTTCCTCAATGACTTGCCGATTGTGACAAACAAATCCCCTGACAAGACATCACCGATAATTCCACTGACAGCGTTCAGAACAGCATCAAGCAGACCACCGACAAGATCACTTAATCCGTCTTTGAGTACGTCAATGATGGACAGAATCCATCCGACGATGGGGACCTCCTTAAGAGATTCTGACGTTTTTCCTATGACATCCTTGAATCCGTTCACGGTTTTGATAATTCCGCTATATGCGTTATACAATCCACCGGATGAAATCTGCTGCAAGCCTCCCAACAAATTTTCCATGCTTGCTTTCAGTCTGGTGGCGGTATCAGTCACATTACGCTGGGCCTGATTGGCGATATCAGTCTGTGTCTTCACATTGGCGGATGCAATGTCAGCATTCTGCCGTGCTGTTTCAAGAGCGTTTGCTGCGGCTTGTTTCTCACTTTCCGTTCCGCCCTTCTGCGCTTTGGTGTAATCATCCTGTGATTTCTTTAGTCTTTCCAAAGCAGCTGTTTCAATCCCTATGGCACTGATACGATTCTGTTCTGCTATTTGATAGGCTTTTACATCCTCTCCAAGTTTCTTGAAGTTGACTCCACTTGTACCACCCAAAGACTTTTCCATCTGGCTGATGGCGTCAATCAATGATTTCTGGCTTGCCTGATCGGAGTTCTTGAACTTGTCAGTCCGTACATATTTTTTCGCTTCGTCCAAGGCGGGCTTTATCATGTCGGAAAACATGGAACCAAACTCACCGAACACAGTAACCCAATCTATATTGGCTTTTATGGCTTCTGTTTCCTTGTTCTGTATGGCAACATCACGTTGTTTCTCCAGTAACTTTACTTGTGCACTATTAACACCGTTTTCTTCCTGTGCTTTCCTTATTTTTTCCGCATACTCTTGGGCGATAGCCAATTTCTGCTGCTGGAACGTGCCATATTCTTTCAAGTAGTCGTTCAAAGCCTGTTGTTCGGCTTTCAGCTGTCCTTCAGTTACATCGGAAATATCTTTATCTCTCATACTTTCGGCATTGGTATAAGCTTCTGAAATTTTCTGTGCCTGCTTGTCGGTCAGCTTACCGTTACCGGCTTTGCTCCATTCTTCCTCCTGTTTTCTTATCGCATCAATCTGTTTCTGATAATCAAGGTCAATCTGTTTCAACTTCTTTTCCGTGCCTTCTATCATCAGGTTGATTTCATCCTGTTGGTTCTGACGGTGAAGTGAAAGAAGTTGTTCGGCTGTCTTTTTTTGTTCTTTTTTTTGCTTTTCAGCAGCTTTTTCCTGCTTGGTCAAAGAACTACCAGTAATACCGCCCAAATTTTTATAGGCTTTTTCAGTTGTTTCTACTCGTTTCTTAGCTTCTTCATACAGCTTTGAAGTAAACTTGGATTTATTCTTTTCTATTTCAGAAAGTTTCTTCTTAGCATCATCCCAGTCTTTCTTCGCTTTCTCATAATCCTGCTTGTAGGTAGTTTTATTCTTCTCTGAATCAATTCGGGTTTGCTTGACTGATTTTGCTGTATCTATAAGTGTTTTTATGTCTTTCACATTATAGATTGCTTCATCAGACAAAGTACCCTTAATATCAATAGGCAAACGAAGTTTCACAGTTCCATTTCCCCCCTTTCCTCTGATACGCTTCTCCAACTCAGAGATGTAGCGGTCAAACTCATTAGTATTAACATCTTTAAGATTGGAAATGAACTGTTCGGAGATGCCTTTGCCTTTTTCTTGCAGCATGACATCACGCATAGCACGCAATTCTTTTAGTTTCTTCACATATCCATCAACGCCTTGCTGACCGGAAAGAGTTTTCAGCAGATTCTCGTAATATTTGATTTCAGATTCAATGTTAGAAAGTTCCTTGGTTTGCTTTTCTCCGGCACGTTTCGCATCTTCTTCCGTTATCTGTTGCTTTAGTTTAAGTATATCAGCCAACTTAATGGTTTCGATGTCATATTGAGCGAATATCTTAGGGTATTCTTTTCTTAACTCCGCTAAACTTCGACCTCTTTGTAAATCCGACAACGCTATATCACGAGAACTTTGTACGAGGGAATCAATCTTCTGTTTGTGTTCTTCTTCTTGCTTTTTAGCTTCTTCTTGCTGTTCATTAAACCTTCTCTGTGCCTTTTCTGCTTCTGTTGCCGAATCGCGGAAAGCCAACATTGCAACTCCAAGTCCTACTACAGCAGTAGCCAACAACACATAAGGATTGGTAAGCATTGCAGCGTTTAAAGCTAACTGCGCTTTTCGTGCCAATAAACGGGCATTGGTAAGTCCAATCTCCACAAGAGTATGTTTACTTTCGGCAGCAGTAACAAGCATCACTGCGGTCCGGTATGTACCATAAGTAACCACTAATCCAGCCAAGATCCTACCTACTGTTTCATAATTCTGAATCAACGAAGTTGTCATTTGAATACCGTCCATGATAACACTTTCCGACTTTGTTCCCAATTCGTTAAACACGGAATCCAAAGCATCCTGCATCATAGACAACTGACCGTTTATCTCTTTTGAAGCGTTTTCGGACATCTGATAGAATCGACCACCAGCGGAAGTAGCATCTATAAATGCCTGCTGAACCATTTCTGCGGAAATAGCCCCCTTAGACATCTCATCTTTGAGGGTAGCGATAGACTTACCGGTCTTTTCAGACATGATTTGCAGAGGATTAAATCCTGCATTAATCATCTGATTGAGGTCTTGACCCATAAGTTTACCGGCAGCGGACATCTGAGAGAATGCCAAAGTCATAGAATTAAACTTTTGTGTGTTCCCCATAGAAACATCGCCAATAGCTTGTAGATAACGGGGAACTTTCTCAGCTTCAATGTTGAAACCAAGCATCATCTGCGTGGCTGCTGTTACATCAGAAAATTCAAGCGGAGAAATTTTAGCGAACTCACGAACTTGTGACATGAGGGCATTGGCTTTCTCTTTGTTTCCCAATAAAGTTTCAATAGCAGTGTCAGCAGCCTGGAACTCGCCACGTACACGAATCATTTCAGCACCTAATGCTTTCAGTACTCCAGTACCACCAATAACCGCCAAGGCTTTCTTCCAAGAAATAGCAATACCATTATTAGTTTCTACAACCTCTTTTGCGTCATCCTTGTAAAGGGCGTATTCATCACGTAGTTTCTTTACGGAAAGACGCGCTTCGGCTTGTTGTTGGGTTAATCCAAATAAAGCTGCCTTTTCTTCATCAAGAGCTTTGCGGGCAGCATTGTATTCTTCTAACTTGCTATTTGCTGATAACGGATTCCTTTTCAATGCTATACGATAAGCATCCCCAAGTCGTTTTACATCCGCTTCAATATCCTTAACTACCGCTTTTTGAGCAAGAATCTTCTCTGTGAATCCATTCACGGCCTGGGAAGCATCGAAGATTTTCCTTTTGAATCCCGTTTCCATTTCCGCTCCAGCTTTGGCTGCATTAGTCACCAACTCATCCAATCTTTGGTTGGATGCAGCAAGTTGGGCATTCAAAGCCTTGAAAGCAGCAGGAGACTGCGTGCCATCCATGCTCATTAACTCCTGCTTTAATTTTGCAATTTCATTACGAAGTCTTACAACTTCTTCCCAGTCACTACCTACCTTAAAATATAATTTCGCCATATCTATTTCTTTTTCCTACGATTAGCCAATTCCTTACCACTGATTCTATTCACCTTCTGACCACCATATACTGCGTGTAATTTATCCCGTTGCATCATCAGCAGATTCCGATAAGGGATAATCTCAAACACTTCTGTATAACTCAGATGCAACGTGTCAATCAAATGGGCTATCTGCCCGAAGAACGTTGTGTTTCCTACTGTTTCGGTTTTGCTGCCAGCATCGACACGTTCCTCATCGAGCTGACACACTGAAAAGCCGAAATATCCATCATAGAGAAACAGACTTCCAAGGCATCTTTGACTTCTTCAAAAGTGCCGTTCTCCAATTCTTTGACCAAACTATCATTCCCGCAGATGAAGCATGAAATACCTTTCAGCATATCTTCAGTAGCTTCAGGAAGCTCTTTAATAGCTTCCATGACATTATCTCCAGTCATGCCGATATTGGAAAAATGATGAATGGCACGACAGATAATTTTAATTGTAGGAGGTTTAATGGTATAAACCATCCCTCCTATCTCCACATTCATGAAATCCAGCCCTAACAAAGCATCAGAAACCGTTTTTGCTGCTTGATTCATATTCTTAAACTAAAAGGGGGAATGGTATATATCCATCCCCCGGTTATCACTCTTGTGCTTTTACCAATGTTATCTCTTTTTTAAGAGTGGTATCAACTTCAGAAGGAGTGGTTTTAATATCTCCTGACTGAGTGACGTACCCCACTTTCGACACTTCATAGTGAACGGTAGCCCCAGCATTCACCTGCTTTGACTTGACCGTTGCACCGTCCAGCTTTACGGTCGCATCGGAAGGAGTAGGTACAATGGTTACTGTAGTTCATGCCTGCAAAGCTTTAATCTGCCCTTCTTCATAGTTATACTCAGAAGAAACACCTTCGATTCCCGGTTCCTGCACCAAGCCTTTTACAGCGATTGCAATTGCCTTATCCGTATTGGCTTCACGGGAAACAATACGGCATTTTGGGAAGATGAACCAGACATCATCATCGGTCAGACAGAACAATGCTTTGTTGATAATAACTTTATCCAAAGCACGCTTCCAACCTACATCTTTAGATGTTGCCTGAATAACATCGCCACCCATGAACGCTTTCTTGGTCTTCCAGTCATATTGTCCGATAGAGAAAGCGGGCGATACTTCTCCCGGCACATCATCGTAACGGTAATTCTTTCCCGTTAATTGGTTCTTGTACCCGGTGACAGAGGCTTCCGTTTCCTCAATCTGCCACGTTTCCCCGTGTACATTCAAAACCTCATCTTTCGCTTTGATAGCGGCTTGAATCAAAGTCTTTGCGATTTCGGGGGTAATGTCTGCCGTTACCTTATCAATGTCGGCAAACAAGATTCTTTTTATTCCTACTGCTGAAATCATAATCTTATAGTTTTACATTTATTACTTCAAATAAAATTCTCACATTCACGTAATGGCATTTCAAAGCTGTATCCGCTTCCGTGCCAATTGATTCGATAGAATAACGATAGGTTGTACCGTCATAGGTGCTTACTACATCATCAAGCAGCTTGCCAGCCTTTCTTTCGAGTTCGTTAAGCCGGATTGTGTTCGCTTCATTCTCGCTTAAATTGGGTACACATAGATTCACTTCTGCGAAAGATTTCTTCCAATACTTTCCCGGCTGTTGTTTCTTCGTGTGGATGACAATCCTTTCGGACTTCAATTCACCCGTCAGCGTTTCACCATCAGGCACTATATCTATTCCGAAAGCCTTGCAGTCCCGATAGAGAATGTTTCCTATGTCGGTAGTTACTATCATTCCACAATCTCCCAATCTTCTGCAAATACATCACTGATAGACGGAACCCATGAATCAGCGCGTCCGGTATTCTCGTTGTAGATAAGACACTGGCTTGTATAGTCAATAAATCCCTTACCTTTCAGAATAAGGTCTTTTGCCGATTGGGGAAGCGATTGCATCTTAGGGATGATGTCGCTTTCGATATGAGCTGGCACTTGTTTGAATACCATCAAACCTTTACCGTTCCAACCACTTCTACGAACAGTCCCACCTTGTTTTAACACTTCGATAGCATCACCGAAACAGATAGGAGTTTCTTTCTTGACTTCTCGATATGATTCTTCAAACAGTTCTTTGGGTGACCAACTTTCATAGCCATATTCAGTACGAGTGTGATATCCTAGTTTATAAGACTCATTCTCTTCTATTTCACTTTTTACCAAGCCTTTACTGCAAGCTTCACCCAATGTCATAGGTTCTGCTTCAATCTGTTTTGTTCCAATGTACTTTTTCATTTTTCAAATTCTTCTTTTAATCGTTTCTCCGCAAATAAAGCAGCACTACTCAAAACATCATACCCTTTAGATTCTACGAATGATGCGTATTCCGCTTCGTTTTTCAATGTCAAACCGTCTTTATTGACATCGTAATCATTGGACGTTCTCAAAGTGAGTGTATGGTCTTGATAATCCCCATGTTCCTCTGCGTACTTCACGGCTTCATCGCCTACATCAATCATCTTCTTTTCGACCTCCCATTCTCCTTCATCGAAAAAGGAGTCGACATCTGAGAAATCGAAATCTACATCCATAATTCCGAGTAGTTAAAGTAGTTTGTACTCTTCACTGTATAAACTTCGCCTTGACCTCTTACGCTATCACCATCCATGCAACGTACTTCATCACCAGCCTTGACAGTAATTCTCTTCTCGCATACCACATGATAATTCGGACGATACACAGAGCCGTTATCAGATGAAAACTCTTTGGTAGTGTTATCATCACAACGGCATTTGCACACCTCCTGCCAGCTTTCACCACCTGTTCCGGGAATAGGTCTGCCAAACTCATCCTTATCCATTGGGGTGATAACTTTTACCTGCAATATGTGTGGAGCGAATATCATAAGAAAGTCACTTTAGGTTTGTTACCCAGTTCGTCTTTCAAACCGTACCGCTTGCACAGAAATGAATAGTAATCCTTAATGCCTTGAATGTTCCAAGACATAGAAAAACCGCTTTCGCTGATGGAAGTGGCACGAAGCAATAGAGAGGGGATGAACTTCGCAATTGCCACCGACACCCGTGTTTGGCAATCCTCGTTCATCTCCCCCCCTCCGCTTATCTTTGCGTTCAGACATATATCGAAAAGGTCAGCCTCCGACAAGTTAACGCCGAAGGTCTGAAACTTCTGTAATATATAATCGTTTACTGTCATGCGTTCATCTCACTCAAATCGAAGTTCACAATCAGGTTCGGGTTCGCAATCTGCGGAATCCATTCGGCTGTGTATTCCAGATAGCGACCATTGCCGTCCTTGTAACCTGAAATCAGCATATCGCCATCTGCCTGAGTGTAATTACGTCCCGGTACACCATCCACAGCTTCATAAGGAGTGTGGAAGCGCATATAACCGATTTTATCCTGCGGAAGCAGGGAAATACGACCATCTGCATAAATGGGGATATTCTTACCTGTTTGGTCTACCACATAATCTTCCTTGATTTCAATAGCCGGAAGTCCGATACCTGTAAAAATGGTAGAAGCCAGTTGCGAGGTGATAATCCCGGTAGACATATACATTTCATTACCTGTAAGCTGCATCTTGAACTTATCACCGAACTCGCTTGACCCGATGATGTTCTTGACGAATGTGCCACGGCTCATAATCATCTTGGGGAATGTGCCGTAAATAGATTTCAGCTCATTCAGTTTCTGCTGCAAGTAAGTGACGAAATAGTTTTTATCCTCTGTGTCCGGCTTGATAAACTTGAACGGCAAGTCGATGTTCAATAAGTCAATTCCTCCGGCATTGTCGTCCTTGTTCTTCACGCTTGCTGCTCCAGTCATCAACAGAGAGCCTACGATAATGTCCATACGCTTGTGCGGTGCCAGCAATACCTGACGGTAATCGTCATAGATGAAGTCCACGATGTCACGCATGGCTGCTTTCTGGTCTTCCGGTTTGGCGGCATTATACTTATCTATCAAGTCCTGCAAGTCAGACAAACGGTCGATTGAGATTTGATAGCGGTCACCCAAATAGGCAATCTCACCATATCCGGAACCGATATTCCTGCGTTCACGGATAGGCTTTTCGCCATAACGGGAGTTGATGGAACCAGCCATCACGCCAGTAACCTGACCGATGTAGTCTTTAAATACACGAGTAGTAGTCCTACGGAAGCCCAAATACTGCTGCCAATAAATTGTGTCCTTTCTTGTCTTGAGGACACGCTGAATCACTGCATTTACAATGTTCGGGTCATTAAACAATGTATGAATAGTTAGCATCATATATTAGTCCTCCTTTCTTTATTTTGCCATTATACCTGCGTTTTTCAACGCTGTCAATAATCCGTTAAAGTTTTCTACCGACACCGTACCAGATGCATCATTCACTTTGGCTGCCTGATTTACACCTCCAAGAGCAGAAGGCGTAGCTGCTGTTAAAGTATACTTGTTAGCTTGTGCTGCAACCCCATCCAATTTGGCTTTATCTTCCTTACTCATCAAACCGTCCTGACTAGAAGAAGCCTTAGGAATTGATACAGTGTCTTTTTCTTGTTTGACATCCTGAGCATTAAACTGGAAGTGCGGCATATTCGCCTTGTCAATATCTGCGAAAGGCATTACCAGCTTGGTCGGTTCGATTTCAAACGCACGCATCAAAAGGGAAACCAATACTATGCCATCCTCTACCTGCTTCCTTTCATACAGAGCTGAATTTGCGATAACTTTGGGTGTTGTACCATCTGCGGCTGTCGCTTCGTAAAGAACTGTTCCAGCTTCTAGATTTTCTCCAAAGTCTGCCGCTAACGTCAGCTTATCAAAAGCTTTGTCAGCCTTGTCAATAGCGTTGATTGTCGCTCCATGCGCACCGTTACCCAAGTGCATACCTTTGTAAGCCAAAGAACGTTTCTTGATTTTCAATGTGGTATTGGAGCCTGTCGTAAACTTCTCATATACTTCCACACGGATAGCCACTTGGGATGTTTTCTTCACCAAGTCAGCTGCAATCGGTGTGAATGAGGGCAAGTACGAGCCGACAACGAGGTTGGTTGTGTCCAACTTATACGGACCTCTGCGTCTGCGTCCGGTTTCTACGTCGTAGCGTTCTTCCTGCTCAACTTCCGGTTCAAGATTATACTTAAATCCTGCTGCCATAAAATCACTGTTTTTGTTGTTCTACAATTTCTTTAGTGTCGTCTGCAATCATTTTCGCAAACGCCTGAGTCTCATTCTCCAGTTCTTTTTTTGCTGTATCTGGAGGAACTACACCCTTAAAGCCGTCATTCGCAAACTCCTGCTTCAAGTCCTTGAAGTATGCGTCCAAGTCCTCATCGTCCTTAATGGCGCATCGTTTGGCGTAGTTTTCGGGAATACCATACTCCTTTGCCTTTGCCAAAATCTGCTGGCTACGTGTTGCTTGAGCCTTTTCCGTTTCAAACTGTGTTAGCTTATCAGAAAGGTTCTTGTTGGAGTCAATTAAAGCTTGCGCCCATGCAGGCACATCGTCTTTATTCTCTTCCGTTTTGGTGGTTGTGGTAGTCTCGATTGGCTTACCGTCTTTAAGGTTATGCCTCTTCTCGTAGTTAGTCACTGCCGTTTTTGAAGCATCCCCGGCACGGAAATCACCATAGGAATTAAGCACGTCCGAAAAGCTGATACCCTCAATAATAGAGTTTACCTTTGTCTCGTCCGTTACACCCTCTGCCTTTTTAGTAGCGATTCGGGTTAAGATAGCAGTGTCCACCCCAGCGAATTTCTGTTGCAGTCCTGCCAAGATTTGTTCTAAGCTTATCATACCGTATGAATTATTAAATTTGAAATTCAATTTACGGAAGTAAAAATACCACCAATGCAGATGATTAGTAAATATTTAAGCTTCCCATTCACGACAATGGATTGATTGTCGTGAATACGGTATAAAAGTAAGGAGGAAACAATTAAAGGGGAAATAATTAGGTTGTATAGCATTCACTAAGAAAAGGTTGTGAAGAAATCAATTTAAAATTCTATTTTTGCTGTAAAATAAAGTAACAGTATGGACTATATAAATAAAGGAACTTGTATTTTTTGTGGTAAAGATGTAACTCAAACGACATTTAAAGAGAAGCCACATACTATGCCAAAAAGTTTAGGTAGCATAAATATTGGTGTTGATATTTGCGATGAATGCAATCACTATTTCGGTCAACCTGACGACTTTGTGTTTCCTAAACTTTGTATAGAAGTTTGTGTTAAAGAAATATTTGGACTACCAAAAGCCTTGCTTAACAGAAAAGATAATTCAGAAAGATTAAAGTCAATATATTTCGAATATTGGAAGTCAAAAAGAAAAATAGTTCTCAAATCACATTTTAAGTTTAATGATAGATTTCTAACAACATTTGCAAGACAATTCAAGAGAGGAATATATGAAATGTTCCTTCAAGAATATCATAAAATAACAGGTAATGGATTAGACAATCGATTTAATCAAATTAGGAGATTTGCACGTTATAATATTGGAGATATTCCTTTGTATTATTTAGTCAATAATGGAGTTTACTTAATAGAAGAAAAATTTTCATCTCCTAAGTTTTCCTTTTCCGATTCACAATTTAATGATATAGAAACTTATGGATTTTATACATTAATATTGTATGGACAATGGTTCTTTTTAGAAGTTACCCCAAGAGCTGAACTATCTCGTGAAATTTATTTAAAAATGCAATGTGAAAAAATAAATGTTGGCGGATTTGTATATAGAGATTTAATTGAAATAAAAAGAATTACGGATATAGATTTTAGCTTAAGAAGCTTGTTTGGAGGTAAGTTATTTTAGGCGTGAAACCGAATGAATCACGCCTAAAATATATCACATCAAAAACTTATACTTATACACCTAACACTATATTAGCATCAATATTTAGCTTCCGGCTTATCTCACGAGCAACTTTTAAAGTAGGTTCACATTTACCGGATATATAATCACTTAGCCGTGATGGGCTGACACCAACCAACTTTGCAAGTGATTTTTGATTAAGCCCCATTTCGTACATACGAAGTTTAAGAACATCCACAAGTGTTGGTTCTCCCAATGCAAAATGTTCTTCGGAATAATCAGCAACCAAATTAGAAAGAAGCTCCAATTCTATGCTATTTGGGTCATTCAAAGGAGTATCATCTTTCACTAATGGAAGAAGTTCCTCTACTCTTTTCACCGCCCATTCATATTGGGCTTGATTTTCTATCTTTGTCATAATCCTAAATATTAGCGCAATCTATTCTATCATATTCTTTATGAGTACCAATAAAGCGAATATACACAAACTGAATAGTGAATTTAATCACTACTACCAAACGATAGTTGTTGCCTTTGATATTGAAAACATAGTGTTGATTACCTACATTATCAACGCTATTAAACGTTTTCTTAATATCGGCAAAACAGGTCCACTTGCTTCTTTTCACAATGGTAGTCCATTCTTGCAAAGCGACCTTTGAATCGGGATGGTTCTCTGCATATTCTTTTAATGCTTGTTCGGTAAATATTCTCATTGGTTACTCAATTATCATGTGGCAAAAATACATATATAATTCTATAATTCAAAATTATATTCTAATATTTATAATTTAAAAGAGCAAAAAAATAGCGGCAACTCTTTGAAGCCACCGCTAACTATTTTTCTTATACTAAAACTATAAGTCCCGTAATTTTTCTAACTAAGAGGCGTTTTTCTTTCCCTTATCTCCGATTTGCTCATTCTTTGCTGCTTGTTCCTCTTTGATTTCTGCAAGTTCCTCTTCTACATGTATTAATTTTTCCTATTATATATCTCTTTAATTTTCCCCTCTGCAAACTTATTTATATCAGAAGAAGTACATCCTGATTCGTTAAAAAAATCACTTAGGTCAAAATAAATCTCCTTATGGTTATTCCCTTTCGATATACATATTATATCAAAAGGTATTGATTTATTCCCGTCCAATGTTATATTTCTCAGCTTTTGCATGCCCCAACTATAATCAGGATAGTATTTATTTATCCATTCTCTTTCAGAATGTACTCCCAAAACATGTGTTATTGCATGGATTTTAACAATATCAAAATGTTGGCTTCGAAGCATTATTTCAAAAGTTATTGTCTCATCTTTATATTTAATTACAAATTCTTCTTTTTTGAAGGCTTCCTTTATTAAGTCATAAATCTGTTTTATTCCATCTCTTAATGAAGGAATAAACCCTATTACTACAGCTGCTACAACAATGGTAGCTATAATCCAATTATCTAAAAAGAAATTGATAATAGTGTCGTATTTTGTAGTTGTCTCCATAATCATAACCTTTCAGCTAAATCCTTAACATCTTCCGCAGACTTTACCTCATGCACGGTATCTCCTATCTTCACGAAGCCTACTATATCTCCGGTGTTTGACTTCTCAAATAGTTCAGTTACCGGAACACCCAAAGCATCGGCAATCTTTTCCAATGTACCAATAGTAGGGTTACCTCCCAACATTTTAGAAAGGCTTGCTTGAGCCACACCTATTTTAGATGCTACTTCTGCAAGAGTTACTCCTTTCTCTTTACATACTTCCTTCACTCGTAAATCCATATATAATATATTATAAGTTTGATTTCAGATACAAATATACACATTATATATTATAATCTAATTTCAATCTATAAAAATATATCATATTACATTTTATTAACAGTGATATTATTGCTAATTATATAATATAATCTATATTTGCGCATATAAAAATAGAATATATTATATAAGAGTATGAGCACAAAATTTAGAAGTCAGATGAAAGAGGTTATGCAAATGGCATGGTCGTTCGTTCGCAAGAACGGTTATTCAATGAGTGAGGCATTGAAATGCGCATGGGCTAATTTAAAACTGAAAGCGGCTTTGAAAGTGAAGATAGTAGAGTTTTACTTCAAAAAGACAGACGGTACGCTACGTCAAGCCTTTGGCACTCTCTTGGAAAACAGAGTACCCGAAACAAAAGGTACAAAGAAAACGGCTGATAATTGCCAGGTGTACTTTGACACTGAAAAAGAAGAATGGCGTTGTTTCAAGAAATGCAACCTTGTTAAAATCTCATAATAACAGTGGTAAACGAAATTAAGTATAAACACATAAATATAACGAATATGAAAACAGAAGAATTAGTAATTGACATGAATAACCTTTATGTACAGGGATTAATAAAAGTGATTAACGACTTCATGCTTGAAGAGGCAAGCGGTTGTATTTTTACAGAAGACCGTTTGAAAAGCAATATTGAGAAGCTGAAAGACGTATTTCCAGAAGAACGCAAACGGATGGTAATAGCCGGACGTGCACCAATGTTCTCGTCACCGACTTCGGGTTTGTATAAGCTGATATTTAAAAACTAACCATACACGATTACTCAAAGGCAGTCTTCGCACGACATAAAGACTGCCTTTTATTTATTAACTTTAAAGCAAAAAAGAATATGGACGAAATTTGGAAAGACATTGAAGGGTACGAAGGATTATACCAAGTATCAAATTTAGGTAGAGTAAAGGCATTACCTAAATATTGCTTTAACGGTTCGGTAGATTGGTTGATGAAAGAACATATCTTAAAACCATTAAAAATACATAGTTATACATACGTTTGTTTATATAAGAACAAAAAATATAAGCGAAAAGCCATTCATCGATTAGTAGCATTAGCTTTTATTCCCAACCCAAGTAATAAGCCGGACATTGACCACATAAACGCTATTAAAGACGATAATAGAGCTGTAAATTTGCATTGGGTTACCAAAACAGGCAATATGAATAATCCTTTAACACGAAAGAAAATTAGTGAAAGTAAAAAAGGTACGCCACAGCCCAAAGGTATAGATAATAAACGATCAAGAACAATATTACAATATACCCTTGATGGTAAATTTATTAAAGAATGGCATGGTTCAAAAGAAATTGCAAGAGCTTTTAATGGGTGCAATAGCTTTATCCTTAAATGTTGTAGAGGTATTTACCACCAAGCCTACGGATATATCTGGAAGTTTAAAGAAGGGGACTAATCAGCCCCCTTTGTCTTTTTCAGATTCTTTCATTTTTCTCTCCTCTTTAATTTCTTTCAATTCGCTTTCGATGCGGTCAGCATTTCCGGCAAACATGATACCTTCACGTGTTGACCAAATTCCACCACTGACAGCGGAAACGGCAGTAGTCACCTTATCATTCAAATCATCAATCATATATGGAACCAGTTCTGTTTCTATGTCAATGGTCTGCGATGCCTTGTTAAACTCGGTTGGATTGATAGAGCCTAAAGCGGAAACAATGAAATTTACTCTCCGCTGCAAGAACTCACCGATAACCTCACCGTGATTTTCTACCGCCATATGTGCACCCATGAACATAAAGCGGAAAGCGGTTCCTGATGCTTTGCCTACCCCCTTCAACGTCTCAAAGGATATTCTTGGAGTGTTTGACATATCATAAGCCATATTAGTGAGTGTTTCTGCTTCAAAACGTACCGTATCCGGAACTTGGTTCCACGTCAGATACTGGGCATCCGCACCTTCACCTGTAAGTTTGACCATTCTATCCTTAACCTTACCCATGAAACCCTCTACATCTCCAATTAGCTTCAGCAGTGGGAAGAAATGGTAGTCTATACAATCAGCATAATTAGATAACAGTTTTTCCAGCCGGACACGGAATGTCTTTATCTTCTTGCAATAAGATTCAGGACGATAAGCATAGAGAACCGGTAGTTTTGGGAATCCATGAGCAAAAGGCGTTCTTTCTTCATACCCTTTAGACAAATCCCATTGATAAACCATTTTGTCCGTGATAGTCATAAAGCAGGTGACCTCCGAATCATCCATGAGCTTCTTTTTATACTCACGTGAGAAAGCAATCATTTTACCTTCGTCGTTAAAGAACGGGTATAGCTTATCACCTCTGAATGGAGACCATAACACGCTTTTCAGTTTCTTGGTGGGCTTGACCTTGCCACCGAAAGAAGTCTTTATTTTCTTCCAAAACTTTGCCCAAAACGAATCATCATCGGTAACATACCAATATTCTGCCGCTTCTTGTTCGGAGAGCCAGGCACGGACAATCTTCTTGTTTTGGTATTTGATTTTGTTGGATTTAAATACAGCCTTTACCGCATCCAGCAGCTTCTTTTCATCATCATCAGTCGGAATGCAATCCATAGACGGTTCTGTGCCGACCGTGAAAGCAGTTTGAATATTCACTATATCTTGTTCCAATGGAATGGAAATACGGTTCACCGGTTCAGTCTTATACTTTGCTTCGATTTCATAAGTCTTACCAGTTTTTTCATCGAAGTGTTTCTCAGCTTCTTTTTCAAGAACCTTTCTGTCCGGATATTTCTTTTTGTCAACCATGATTTCATGTCGTTCCGGATTCCAATCATCCCAAAGTTTGCAACGGTCGGGAAGTTCAGTCTTCCTACCTTTCTTCAGGTAGTTTATCTTCTGCCCGATGTCAGGCAATGCTAATATTTCTTCTAAATTCAATGGCATAGCTTATATTTTTAATGTGTGAATATTCCTGTTAAATCTTTCGGCTTCTGAATCTTACCAAGAAGCTCACCCAATACATAGTAACGTACAGCATCTATTCCGTGATTGTCATGGTCTTCCGGTTCGTTGATATAGTTCCCGTCCTTATCCTTTGCCCAAACATACTTTCTGAACTCGCTTTGCAAGTTGTACGAGCTTTTGGTTATATAAATCTCCATATCTTTCATTTTGTCAATTCCGGCATTGATAGAGCCTGCACCTTTCTCTACGGCATATATCTTGATTCCTCCGTTGTGTATCTCTTGAATCAAACGTGGGTCTGCGCTGTCAGCAATGACTTTCAATCCCCACGGGCGAAGAGTCTTGATGATGTCAGAAGAAAGCAATCCAGTACGGTAATCCACTTCATCCAAGTAAAGGGCGTTATCAACGATACCACAACGAATGGAAGCAGACGGGTCATGCGTATAACCGAAGTCTTGCCCGAAAGCAATTTTCTTTGCCCAAGCCGGGAACTCGTCAACAATTCCCCACTTCTTGAACACAGCACCTTCTGCAACGTCAGCCCACCGGCCGATAACCACATGAGCATACTTTTCAGGATTACTCACCTTCATATCTTCCACCTCTTTCAGGAACTCAGGAGAAAGGTTATCCAAGTTATCAAAATACGTAGTATGGATATGGAGCACATTCGGATGAGTGGAAATCTGAACCTGCACACCGTCAATCTCTACCAGCTTGTGAGTTTTCTCAATGTATTTCTTGTAGATGAAGTGATTGGAATCACATGGGTTCATTATAATGATAATCCGGTTCTGAATACCCTTCTTGCGAATGGAGAGCATTATCTTGTCGAACTCATCTTCGCTTGTCCACTCTTCCGCTTCATCGCAGACAAAAGTCGTAATGCCTTGAATGGATTTCAGTTTTGCTGTCTGGTTTCCGGAAGAAGTCTTGATACCCCGAAACATGATACGGCTCTTAGTCATCTTATTGACTATGTCCGTCTTTGTGGTCTTGAAATATTTCGTGGTACCGTCCAAATCTATCTTCTCCATCATTTCGGGGATGATAGACATACCGGCAGAAACCATCGTGTAACGGGTGTAAAGAATCTGATGAACTATTTTCTCTACGGGAGTCATTTCAAAAGTCAACCGCTCAATAAAGGTAGAAGCATTGAAAGACTTTCCCGAACCACGCCCACCGGTAATAAGAATTATAAATTTTTCCTTATCCTCGTATAATGGATGGTAAATTTCTTGAGGTACTATCATTTCAGCTTGTCTTTAATCCAAGAATCAATGTTAATGCCATGCTCTATGTCTGTTGGAATATCAGCGTCTTCATCTTGTTTGCGCTCAATCTTTCTCCAATCTTCATCATGGTGGTACAGCCAAACGGACATTGCTTGCAAATTAGGAGCCAACTCGCTTTCGCTTACTTGTAATTCATCTTCGCCCGTCAAATTCCCTTCTGAATCACGGAGCTTTCTTACCACGGTGCTTTTGGTTTTTATGCCACCGAGAGCCATTGCAAGGAATTTAGCCCTTACAGTGGCATTGATTGTCGCGCGCCCACGCGCTAAGACTTCGGATATTTCGGTGTACTCACTTTTCTTTTCGCAGAATGTTTGAGGCAAAATCCCTATGGCATAAGCAATTTCCTTGTCAGTGAATCCCTTTTTGGCATACGATTCCACGAGAGAAAGAAATTCCTCGCTTGTATAATCAAACTTAGGCTTTCTTCCTCCTTTACCTTTTCTATTTTGAGATTCACTATTGCTCATAATTTTAACCGTTATTGTTACCCATATAGACACGGCGAGAAATTGGCTTGTTTCCATAGACATCAACTCCTCTTTTTGAGAAATAGCTATCTATTTTCTCAGCATATCTTCCCATTATGGATTTCGTTCTATCCCTTATGTTTCTTTGTCTTGCAGAACCTAACCCGTATTGTCTTCCAGCGTTGTACATTATTCGTCTGGACTGCTGATATAACTGGCTATATGTTTTCTTTCTAACTCAGCTTTCCTCCCAATAATTAATCTATTCTTTCTACTTGTTCATCAAAAACTTCTCCCTTTATAAACTTCATATCTGGTTCATACCCGAACCTTTCGCAGAAAGCGGCTTTAGCTTCATAGGTATCGAAGGACAACATCACATAGGCATCCATGTTCTCAGCTTGCTTCTGTGCGTTTTCTTTCACCTGATGCTTGACCTCTTTCATGTGGGCTACCTTTTCAGCACGTTCCAACTGTTTGGCGGCTTTATCGGCTTCTTTTTGTTCTGTTACAGGCGACATCATGCTTTCCAGTTCGTCAGCAATGGAGCTTTCTTCTTCGGTCTGCAAAAGAAAATCAACCCCAATCATATTCAAGTCGGCATCCGTCAATCCTGCATCTTTCCAGTCAATATCAGGAACAATACGGGCAAGAGCGTCAAAATCCCAAGAACCTTGTGCATTAGGGTTGTTCATTAGAATATTCAACTCCTTTTCCTGCTGTTCGTCCACGTCAATGACATCGACACGAATGCGATAGTCGTTATCGGGAAACTTTTGTAATTCGTCCATGACAGACAAACGCTGGTGCCCACTGACGACTGTAAGCCCCGTACGCTTATTCACAACTATTCCACCTACCAATCCGAATTTCTTGATACCACGCTTTAATGCTTTGCGTGATTCATCGGAAAGTTTTCTCGGATTGTAGTCTGCAAAACGAATGGCAGAACGGTTAAGTTCTACCGATTCACTCTTGATATATTTACTTAGTTCCATACATATTACTTTTGTTGATTATGATACTCCCAAAGTACTCTTTCAGCCATCGGGAAAGTTTTGTAAATTCTCTGTAAGTCCTGTGGATAGTTCTTCTCCATCCAAAGCATACAATCAAAATTGAAGCCTACTCCCGAACTGGCTTTCAATGAATACCGAACTGGTTCGGGTAAATTATGCTGCCTCATATAAGCAAGAATATCCTTTTGTGTCCAATCAGCTAAAGGATAAACCATACCGTTATTCTCGTAGCCGTTTACCTCATACCCTTTCAACATAAGTCTACGATTCATACCGTCAGCTTTTTTCATGCCCAAGAATGTATAATAAACTCCATGAGTAAGTTGCATAGCCTTTACCACATCTGCCAACTTCAACAGCTTTACTTTCGGATTTGGCACACAATACATACCGCCACGGAGAATATAAGTGAGATTCCAATGTGGTACTTGAACAAACTCTATTTTCGGATATTTGGCTTTAGTCCAGTTTATCCAACGGTTAATATGTTCCAAATTCTTAACGAAATACATGAACACGCAAACAATCCGGTCAAACTTCGGATAGACTAAATCAAGCAGAACAAGCGAATCTTTACCAAGTGATAAAAACAGTAAAGCCTCATTCGATTTTACCCGAATGAGGTCTATATATTGACTCGCTTGTTCTACTTTGTTCATAGCTAGCCACCACTTAAACCAAATGAAGTACGAAGATCACTGTAACGCTGTCTGCGTGATCCTAACTGTGTGGCACTTGCTGTACCTCTACGATTGGCAACCAATCTACCACCTGCCCCTGCACCATTCATATTTCTGCGAGGCCCGGCTACTCTGTTAATTCTTCTTGCGACTCTGCTTTCTAATTTTAAAAGTTAAACAAATCAATCTATATGTTTTTCTAATATCTTGCCCAAAGTATAATTCATTTGTGCAGCAAGATATTCTTCGCCTTGATGTTCGTAAACAATATCATTACCGTTTTCATCTGTGAGAATAACAGCTTCTGCTGCTTTCACTTCAACGATAATATAAGGACGTTTACCTGTATATGCACCTGTCAGAAGCTTGATTGCATCGTACTTGATAGGCTTCAATTCTACCTCACCTTCTTCAGGCAGTTCTGCATCAGCCGGATATTCTTTACCGCCACATAGGTAAGTGATATACTTCTTAGCGTTAGTTGGTCTGATTTCACGGTATTCGTGGGTTTTCTTGCCTGCCAAGATTTCATCGAAATACTTCTGTTTGATGCTTAATGTAAGAATGTTCATAATCGTGTCAAATTTAAATTAATACTCAATAGTTGCGGGGGGCTGAATCGAACAACCGACCTTCACCAAGTCAAAGTGAAAAGCTACCACTGCTACACCCCGCGATAGTACCCCAAAGGTACTACCACAACCAAAGATAACGAAATATCTTCAATCGTTATACACGACAATCGGCTTATTGTCGTGAACTAAGCCATTTATCCCGTCTTTCTCTACACGCCTCTAAGGTAGGCGCACAACAAGAAAAAAGTTCACCGCTTTCAGTACGGTAGTCGTACTGGTACATTCTCACTCTTTTTACCTCTCAACCTGGTGTTGTAGGTAGTGTAATTCTCTTTGCCGGGCTGGCATACGCTGCAACCGTTTACATTTATTGAGTTCATAATTCAAGTAATTGTTTCGTTTTATCCACGTCTACAAAACTCGTCCACCCTGCTTTATGCAGCTTTATAGCTGCCTCTCTGATTGTGATTTTGCCACTCTTGACACTTTCTTTCAAAGATTCTAATACATTCTTCATTCTTAATTCATTTTTACGTTCAATCTTTCTTCACTCGTATAAGCCACTACAAACCCTGTTTCATCATGCTGTATGGTGATGTACTTTTCACCCCTCTCTATAGTAGAGAAGTCATAAGGGGTTACCATCTTACCCAATACCTTGCCCAGTTGCTTCATCAGTGGGGCTTCAGGGCTGATAACTAAAACTAAATCTGCTTTCATAATCGTGTATATTGTGGTAGCCATAAGGCTACCGGATTAGAACTCAACCAATATCAATCTTTCTAAAGAACCTGATGCTTTCACCCACATATGATTATGTCCGAAACCATAATCGAAAAACAGTTTAAAATAAGGGTGTCTTACTATTAAAGAGCTCATACAGCCTCTTAACTCGTCTTCTGACATACAAGAAGTTATTTCATTGATAATTTGAACGAAAAGGTGTAAAACTTCTGGTTCATTATTCAATAACGGTTTTTCTATAACTGCTTTTAAAAATATATTTTCTTTCATATTCTTCTATATTGCGCAGGGCTTTCGCCCTGCCGATTTATGTTAATGCGTTTTATCCTCATGTAATAACTCGCAGTAAACTGGTGTTGTGGCATCTGTGTGCTTATTGGCTATAAGAACCTCATTACTATCCCAGTTAATATATACCTGTGTAGCAAATGCACCGAAAAACTGAATTTCTTTCGTGCCAAACAATACCACCGCGTCATCATTTACATTTGCAAGTGCTGCAATTAATTCTTTCTTGGTCATATTCTTTTTTGTTGCGCAGGGCTTTCGCCCTGCTGGTTATTATGCTATCTTTAGCTCTTTAAGTCTCATATCTACCAATGATTTCAGCTTGCGAGTATCAAATAGTGGACTTCTATACCCATCTTTGATAAGCTGTATCATTTCTTTATAACCAACCTTACATACAACCTCTGTCTTCATGCTGTTATCATAAATAGCAGAATTGCAAGCGGTTATTGTGAATGCCATTGTTTTGTAACCTTTATCCTTCTTCATGATAGATGCAAACAAATACATATATACAGCATTTTTCATGCTATTCAAGGCATCTTCTTGACTGGCATTTACCTTTCTACCACCTAAAAAGTCACCACATTCAATTTCTTGACCTTTTTTGATAATAGACAATGTACTGATGTACATTTTAATATCTGTTGCTTTCATATCTTCTATGTTTTAATTGTTAGTAATATTGGTTTCTTTTATATAGCTAAGATACTGATTATTAGCGATGCGTACAAATATAACCATCTGATTAACAGTGAGTTAAACTTGATTTAAGTTAAAGTTGGATATTGACATGTTCATTTCAGTCGCGCTTTGTATGAATACCGTCCAATGATATGTGCAATGCTTTTTCATATATCGACTTATCCCAATTAGAAAATAATCGTTAACTTTGTTCATACTTTTAAAATTATAGGTGCATGAAAAAAATTGTGACTTTATTTGCAACCGTGCTTCTGTTATATGGTTGTGGAAGTGTTCCTTTGACAGGCAGGAAACAGATGCTGCTTGTATCCGACTCCGAAGTGCTTTCATCAAGTCTGACCCAGTATTCGGAATATATCAAGTCGGCACCGATATCAAGTAACGCGACAAAGAAAGCGATGGTGACACGTGTCGGAAAGAAAATAGCCGCTGCCACGGAACAATACTTGGAAAATAATGGAATGTCCGGTGAGGTGAGGAACTTCTCATGGGAATTCAATCTGGTTAAGGATAATCAGGTGAACGCTTTCTGTATGCCGGGAGGCAAAATCGTTGTGTATGAGGGACTGATGAATCTGGTTTCCTCTGATGACGAACTGGCTGTAGTTATCGGACATGAAGTGGCGCACGCTGTGGCCAAGCATAGCAATGAGCGTATGAGTCAGCAGCTGGTTGCACAATACGGAGCGAAAATTTTGGGGGAGGCTCTCAGTGGAAAGTCCGCCGCCATACAGAAAGCCGGGAATATAGTCTATGGTCTTGGAGCACAATACGGTGTGATGCTTCCATTCTCACGCAAACATGAAACCGAGGCTGACTATATGGGGCTTATTCTTATGACGATGGCTGGTTATAATCCGAATGTGGCCGTCACATTCTGGCAGAAGATGTCGGCGGGCGGATCGGGTTCAGTACCAGAGATCATGAGTACGCATCCGAGTGACGCAACACGTATTAGTGACATAAGGAAACATTTGCCGGAGATGAAGAAATATAAGTAAGCTTTAGAAAGTTACTGTAAAGTATTTGAAAAAACTTTAGAGAATGGTACAAAAAGGCGTGAAACCAAATGGAATCACGCCTAAATTATAATAAAACTCTTAAAAAGGTGTACATAATTACCAATCCTTAATTCTCTAACATCAATCATAATAACGCTGCAATCTTACGCACCTTATTAATTCTCTCCATAAACCTGTTGTCTTTTTTTGCCATTTGCAAATTATAAGATGTTTGCATTTTGAGCAAAGGTTCCGCATCTAAATCTAACGCGGCTTCTAGGAGCATAGCATATTTTGTATTTAGTGAACGCTTTGCATTCAGAATTTCATTTAATACAGTATAAGACACACCCATCTCTTTAGCAAGTTTCTTTTGAGAAATACCCCTAAATTCAATTTCATCTTTTAATACTTCTCCCGGGTGTGTCGGTTCAAAAGGAATTAAGTTATTAGCTATCATTTTAGGGTCTACGCCATCTATTTTAATCATAACTTTCTATTTATAATGGTTAGACAATTCAATTATATTACAGATGGTAGTCACTACTTCACCTTGCACCTCTGTGGTTGTAAATTCAATACGATATTGATTGTTTACTCTAACAGAGCAAAAGTCCTTTTTGTCCCCTGATAATTTTTCAAAACTCAGCCCATTGTATTTACAAAGTGAAGTTACATCAGGGACACTGATTATTATATCTATACAACGTTTATATCTACGTACGATATCAGGTTGAAAACGATGCTTTTTATCATTCGCCTTTCCAAACTCATACAATTCTTTCAGATACTCTTTATCAAACGTTACTACCATCTCATTTGTTTCTTTAATGCAAAGATAGCATTTTAATTTTATTCATTCGCATTTTTGCGAATAATTTTCTTTTAAAAAAAAATAGCGACAACTCCAAAGAATCACCACTAACTATTCTATTTTTCTTATCACAAAATTGTGAACTATTGCTAAAGTAAAGATTTAGGGGGGGGCAAATACGATTTTCAATAAGCCAAGAATGCTGGAAAGCCACGCAAATTTGGCATAAAGTCTAATTGGGAGCTTTCATAGAGCTATATTTCCCATTAAGTGCATTTCTTTTTAAGTATTTCAACACATTCTTTATCCCATCATCGAAACCATGCTTATACCCTTTAGCGTATTCTCCAATGTTATATACCGCCATTGCCAACACAAACAGGATGATACCTACAGGCTTATACCAACCGGGAAGTGATATAGAAAACGGCTTAAATGTAATTGTGAGATCGCCAACCCATAATAGGGCAATAATACATATAATTGTAAATATAATTGTTTTCATAATCAATATTTTTTTTCGTTCAACTTAGGTCTTAGTTCATTGTATCTCATCTTCTGATTGATGTGCCAGAGTAAATCTACGCCAAGAATATCAGCCAAAGCGAACACTTGTGTAATCACATAATTAACTTGTTCTTCCAATGAATATTTACGGTCCATTATTTCTTTTACGATAGCATATATATTTTCCGTGAAAGTTTTTTTCCTTGAAACCACGTCAACAGGCGAAAATCTATTGAGGTTGAAATTACGAAGTCCTGCAAGGTCAAGCAAGAGAATAACAGCATCTGTCAGTTCATCCGGAAGTGTATCTTTTACATTCTTTTCAAAGGAACACTTAAATCGCTTTTCTTCTTCTTCTTCCACTAATACAATATAGCGATTATAGTCCATTTCAAAACGTGATTTACATTTCTTTCCTAATCTTCCCTTTCTATCCGTTTCCACAGCTTTCATAAGCTCTCCAACGATAAGACAAAGGAAGTGTTCATCACTCAGGTTTTCTTCATGCCATCCATGTGCTACTGCGCACTGGTAGGCTTTATCTCTTAATTCGTTTAAGTTCATAATGATTATTTTTTATTGGTTGGAAATAAAATGAAGGTGTGTCGTAATACACGATGCGCCTTCTTTTTTTTCATTGACTATAAAAATCGACTCATTTTTTTAAGCTGCG